CACCACCAACATCTCTATTTTTACCAGGAATTTTTCTTTTAGCAATTTTATCAAACTCATCAATAAAAATAATACCTGTTCCTGCCGCATCATAGTTACCTTGAGCTGCATCTACTAGACCTTCTATAAGAGAATCGACGTCTTTACCTACGTAACCAGCAGCAGTTAAACTATTAGCATCTGCTACAAAACACGGTACTTTAAGAAATTCAGCTAATTTTTTAACTAAGTAAGTTTTACCAGAACCAGTAGGTCCTAATAACATAAGGTTAGTTTTGTCTAATTTTTTTTCATAATCAGATTCTTTAAAAATCATTAACCTTTTATAATGATTATGAGCTGTAACGGAAAGCATCTTTTTAGCTTTATTTTGACCTACTACAAATTTATCTAAATACTCATAAATTTCTTTAGGAGCAGGAAGATTAAATAATCCGTTTTGCACTTCCTCAAAAGATAATTCTACTTTATCTCTTACAGCAGCTAATTTTTTTTCAAAAAAAGCTTTTTCATCATTAGAAATAGTTTTCATCATATTAAGTGATCTACCGCTTTAGATAATGGATTTTTTTGTTTAAGTAAACGCATTCTATCTTTAAAACCTTCTGGTAACTTACCACTATCAATAGATGTACCAGATATAAACGATGGTGTACTTAAAGTTCTTTTAAGGTTAGGATTTTTTTTTGAAAAATTATCTAATTCAGAATAATTCATAAAATGAGATTCTATTTCACCTTGTTGATTTATAAAATTATAAGTAGGCATTAAAGTGAATTCTCCTCATTATCAAACAACTTTCTAACTAACATTTCATAAAATTCTTTAAATGACTCATAATCATCAAACATTTCTGGATCTGAATCCATCACGATTGACAACTTGTTCCATGCAACTCTTCCGGCTTCTATAACGTCCTTATTATCTTGCATTAATATCTCCTAAAAGTATTATAAAAAATGGAATAAATAATTTATGCCTAATACACTATTTAATAGATATAAAGACCTAGCTGCTAAAGCAGAGATCACTATGGGTACAGAAGAATCCATAGAATGGTTTAGAAATAGAATTCGAAAAGATAGAAAAATTCGAAATCATAATTCTGTAGCAGATAACTTTAAAAGAGAGCGGCCAGGCCCTGGTAAAATGATGACATATGTTTATGATCCTAAAACTAAAGATAAGCTTAAATATTATGACACACACCCTCTTATTATAATGTTAGAAGTAGCTGAGGGAGGATGGTATGGTGCTAATTTACATTATCTACCACCTAAACTTAGAGTAGAGATATTAGAAGCAGTTAGTTATAGAAAAACACCATTGAGAAATATAGCTAAAGCTTTAGAAAATAATAACATTACTAAAATTTGTTTAAAAAGATACTTAATAAGTCAAGTAAGATCCCAACCAGTTACTATTCCTAAAGAAGAATGGGAAATAGCAATACAATTACCTTTTGAAAATTTCTTAAAAGTAGCACAAAGAACTGTTTGGAGAGATGCTAGGAGAGTTAAATGAATATAGGTGAGATGAAATCAAAACTTACCACTCAGGGTATCGCTAGAGATAATAGATGGTTATGTAGAATATACCCACCTCCTGGTTTGTCTAATACAAATAAAACTATATCTAATCTTATTTCTAGAGGACCTTTAAAAGTAAATGTAAATTTACCAGGACTGGATAACTTAGATGCAGCAGCAGGTCAAATTAACCAAGTGTTAGATGTTGCTAATGGTGTAATAGGTACAAATTTACAACTACCAACTATCGGCGCGGTGTTATCTAATTTAAATGGTACATTAAGTTCTATTAATTTATTTTGCGCAAACGCGCAAATACCAGGAAGAGATATTTTTAGTACAGAATATAGAGATTATGGTGAGCCTAGACAAATAGGTATTAGACATCAACACAGTGATTTAACATTAGTGTATTATAGTTCTGAAGATTTAAGAGAAAGAGCATTTTTTGAAAATTGGCAAGATCTAATTTTTAATCCTAAAGCTAAACAGCATGCTTATTATAAAGAGTATGCAGGTAGAATGGAAGTTTCAAAATATGATCAAAGCTGGAGTAAAGAAACAGCAGAGTATAGGTTTAATGAAGTTTACCCAACAAATGTTGGTGTACAAGAATTACAATCAGATCAAGGCGACTTACTTAGACTAACAATGACGTTTAAGTATTATAATTATGAGAGGTTAAAATAATGAGTCAGCTAAAGAATATTAAAATTAATACTCCTACCTATAGAGAGATTATTCCTTCTACTAAAACAGAAGTAAGTATTTCTCCGTTTAAAGTAGGAGATGAAAAAATACTTTTAATTGCATCCGAATCTAAAGACCCTAAACAAATGATTGATAGTCTTAAAAAAGTTATTAGTAATTGTGTTAAAGGAGTAGAAATAGAAAATATGTCTGCATTTGATGTAGAGTATTTGTTTTTAAAAATAAGATCTATTTCCGTTGGTGAATCAGCAGATATTTTTTTAACATGTAAAGATTGTGAAACGGCTAATGAAGCTAAAATAGATCTTACTAAAATTGAAGTTAGAGGGCTTGATAGTTTTAAAACTAAAATAAAAATAACTGATGATTTAATGTTTTTAATGAAGACACCTGATATTGATAGTTACACTGGTATTGAAAGTACTGCAGAAGGTATCATACAGTTTATTGCTAAAAATGTTAATAAAGTTTTTTATGGGGAAGAAACTATTGATATTGGTATGAATGAAACTCAAGATGTTATAGATATTATTAATCAATTAACATCATCTCAATTTAAAGATTTACAAGATTACATTTCTGGTGTGCCTAAAGTAACTTATGAACTAGATTTTGAATGTAAACACTGTCAGTCTAAAAACGATGTAAAACTGGAGGGTCTTGCGGATTTTTTCTAATATGCCTCTCTCATATTGACTTAATTAGCTATTATAAGTTAATTTTTAATATGAAACAGCATCATAATTGGTCTATAAATGAAATAGAAAATATGATACCATGGGAGAGGGAAGTTTACGTTTCGTTACTTAAACAACATATTGAAGAAGAAAACGAAAAGATAAAAAAACAAAATGGCAGATAATCAAATCAAAACATTAGGTGAGATTAAAGATTCATTACAAAAAGCTAATGAAGAAGCTAAAAAAGCTAATGATTATTTAGAAAGAGCAGACAGAAAATTTACACCTGCTCAAATTGCTGCCATGTCTACAGGGCAACAAAGAGCTTTAACAGAAATTAAAACAGATGTTAGGGAAGAGCTTAACAAGCAAACAGATGCTATTACTAAATTAAATTTAGAAAAACAAATACAATCAGGATTTTTTACTAGTCTTAGTAAATTTTTAGGCGTAGATTTTGTTTCTGAAACTTTTAAAAGATTAGAAAAAGTAGGTCAAGGTTTTACTCAAATTAAAAAAGGTTTTAAAGATTTAGGTAAAGCCTTAGCATTAGATAAGCTAGGTAAAAAGGTAGGAGGTTTTTGGGATTTTCTTAAAAAATTATTTGCTGTTGGTCTTTCTACTATAGGTTTTATTAAATTTTTAGAGGGTTGGAATAAAGCTGAAGAAATATTTGGTAAGTCTGCTGGTTTTGGAGAAAGACTATCTGCTGCTCTAGCTAACGTTATAGGTTCATTTACAGGTTTAACTGATGGTGAAATAGAAATTTTAGCTAAAGATATAAATGTTACTGTTCAAGGTATATTTGCTTTCGTTAAAAAAGAATTTAATGGGCTTAGTGAATCAATAAAAGCAGCGTGGCCAAATATTAAACAAACTTTTGGTGGTTTTATAAAAATTCTTGAAGGTGATTTTATAGGTGGTATTACAGATATTACAGGAGGAGTTATAGGTGTTGGTACAGAACTTTTAAATTCTGAAAGTATGTTAGCTCAGGCTGTTGTAGTTCTAGCTGGCATAAAATTAGTAGGAGCTGCTATTTCTTTTGCTGGGGCTATTGGTCCTATTTTTACTGCTTTAAGTACTATTGGTTCAGGTATAGGAACTATATTTACAGCCTTAGGGGGTAAAGCAGCTTTTACAGCTGCTATGGCAGCTATAGGTCCTACATTAGGTTCGTTATTAATACCACTAGGATTAGCTTTAGCAGTTGTAGCGTTAATGAAGACATCTTTTGATGGTATTACTGCAGGTATGGAAGAATTTGATAAATCAGGAGATTTTTCTAAAGCTTTTTCTGTAGGTATTGGTGCTTTTGTAAAATCGTTACTTAATATTTTGAGTTTGGGTTTATTAAGTGATGAAACACTACAAAAAGTTCAAGACAATATAAGTAAATTTTTAGATCCAATATTTGAAGGAATAGCTGGTTTGTTTAAAAGTATATGGAATTGGGTAAAAGATGCTTGGGATGATACAACTTTTGGTATAAAAGATTTCTTAGGAATGGAACTTACACAAGCGGAAAGACTTAAAAAAGCTGATAAAGATATTGCTGAAGCACAAGCTAGTATATTAGAAAAAGAAGCAGCAGTTGGTAATTCTAAATCTGATTACACCAGAGATAAAAATCAAAGATATTTAGATGATGCTAGAGTAGAATTAGAAAAAGCTCAAAAAACTAAATTTGATTTAGCTAACCCTAATGTAATAGATAATAAAATACTTCAAAGCGGTGTTTCTACATATTATGATTATATGCAATCGTTGAGAGACAATAAAGAACTTACCGATGAACAAAGAATGAACGAGTTGAAGGAAGCTAACGAAGCAAGAAATAAAGGACAAAGTTTCCAGAATTTCCAGAATAGTCAGGTTACTCAAAATAATGCTATTATTCAGAAAATTAGACCACAAACAGATTTAAGTATAGCTAATTAAGATCTTCTTTTAGGCCTGTTAGGTTTTTTAATAGTAAGTGATTTCATTTTTGGTTTTTTACTATCTTTACTTTCTGACATAAGTACAGTCTTATCTGTCTCCCAAGATAATATACCCAACTCTTTTAGCTTATTCTCTGTCCAAACTTCAAACTTCATACCATTACGTCTACAAAATCTTTTAGCTGTAGACCATTTTTCTTGATTAATAGCATAAGTCATTATTTCTTTTAAATATTTTGGTGTTTGTCTACTAGGTGTTTTAGGTCTATGAATTTGAATTTCAGGCTTAACCTCAATTACTCTTACTACACCTGCACTATCTTTTATAATAAAATCAGGATAATATTTAGCTATACCACCTCTTACAGGATGTTCATACATTACAGATAATTCTTCAGAACCCCATTCTAAAATTTTAGGGTTTTCATCTAACCATCTCATAACATTTCTTTCCCATAAAGACCGGTAGATAACATTTTCTCTATCTCCAATGTATTTTTCTGGGTGTTTGAAGGTAGTAAATTTTCCTTTATAAGCCATAATATCCTTATTAAATAGTGTACGAGGTATTTATATATGTCATTTGATTTTAAAAGTTTAAGTTTTCCGAGAAACGTAGGTACTGATGAAGTTCCTAACTATATTAGATTTGTACCAAAAATTATAAAATACGGAGGTACTAAATCTTTAAGACAGGGAACTAACGCTATTGGTGCACCATCTTTAGGTGGTTCTGCAAGCTCTATTAGACCTAGTTCGGTTTTTACAGGTTTAGGTGGTGTACAAGGTAATATTCAATCAGCTATAGATAATATTCAAGCTTTTGGGGACGGGGTAAATTCTACTATTGGTAATGTCACTTCTGCAGTTCAAAACGCTTCTAATCAATTTGCAAACAGCTCAGGTTCTTTTACTGATTTGGTAAGAGCAGGTGGTACTGTAATAAACAAAGTATTAGATGTAAAAGTAGATGATTTATTACAAGGTTTATTAGTAGGAAAAGATACACTTCAATCTGTAGGTAGTATTAATTTATATTTACCTCAAAATTTAGAAACTAATTCTTCTGTAGACTACGAAACCGCTGCTATTGGTGGCACCGGTGCAGCAGCTGCAGATGCTTCTAGAGCAGAAAGGTTAGATGCTTCAGCTTTAGCAGGTCAATTAATTCCTGGTGCTATTCAAGATCTTTTATCTTCAGGTAATAGAAGAGCTATACTTGGTATTGCTACTAACAGAGTTACTAATAATTTTTCATTTCAAGTTTTTAACAGTGTACTTCATAGACAGTTTGCCTATGAGTTTAGAATGATGGCAAAAGATGAAAATGAATCAAAAGCTATTAAAGAGATTTGTGATATGTTTTTGTTTTTTATGTTGCCTGCAAGAACAGTAGAAGGTAATATAGGACTTTATGAAGTTCCTTGTCAGTGGGAAATAAATTATTTACGTAAAGGTTCGCTGCTAGCATTTCACATGCAGCCAAAAAATTGTTTTTTGCAGAGTGTAGATGTAGGGTATGGAGGAGATGCAGGTAACTCTACTTATAATGACGGTGCGCCTATGGATGTAACTATTAGACTACAATTTATAGAAATTGAACCTTTATACAGAAAAGGTAATGCATTTACCAATACAGCAGATGGAGATAATGACCCTGTAGATTCACCAGCTCGTTTTACAGAAGATCCAAATGAAGTAGTTCAAGAAGGTGATTTTTAATGAGTTATTTTAGTCAATTTAATAAATTGAATTACACATTTCCTGATGGCTCAATTAGATTATTTAACAATTTATCTATAAGATTAAATTTATTAGATAGAGTTAAACGAGAAGATACAAGATTTGAATCTTATTACATTAAAGACGGTGACACACCTGATATTGTAAGTTATAAAATATATGATAGAGCTGATTATCATTGGTGTATTTTGCTCGCTAACAATATTTTTAACATTTATAAACAATGGCCTAAAACTAATTCTCAATTAGAAGAGTATATTATAGAAAAATATACTAAACAAAAAAATAAAAACGATTCTGATATAATTTTATCTAGAACCGCTTCTTTAGAATATGCAAACTTTAAAGGTAGCCCATCTAACGGTTATGAAGATTCTGATGGTGTTTATGGAGTTATATACCGGCCTAAACATTTTATAGATGATAATAATAATATTTACTCTTTTGATTCAGCTTTTGGTGAATCTACAGATGCGTTTGGAAGAACAATTATAAGACCTTCTCTTTATCCTGTATCCTACTATGAATTTGAATTTAAAGAAAATGAAAAAAATAGAACTATTTCATTACCAAGTAAAAATATGGTAGAACAAATGGAGAACGAATTAAGAAAAATACTTAAGGGTTAATTATGTCAGATCCTAGTTATCAATACTTTCCAGGTAGAATAAAGATATCTAATGTAATTATAAGCAACGGTACAGATACAGTTGATATTACAGAGTTGTTTAAAGAATTAAATCTTAATTCCAGCGTTAATAATATGACTGTTACTGCTGAGTTTGTTATATCTGACGCAGTTAATTTTTTTCATAATTTTAGACCTAATGCTGGTGATACAATTACAATAGAAATAGGTTATTTTGATTTTACAAAATATTTTAGTTTTAAAATTGTAGACGTTAGAAATATATCAGAGTTTCAAAGACAGAGAGCTTACGTTTTAAATTGTGTTTCACATTTTTATTATAACGGTATGTATAAAGATGTTTCTGGTGCTTTAAGGGGCACCACTTCTTCTATTGCTAGAAGTATTTTTGAAAGTAATAGTAACTTTGAAAAATCTAATATATGGGAAGAAAGTGTAGGAACAGAAAAAATAGTATTTCCAAAATGGAGTGTTAATGAGTCTATGAAATGGCTTGCTAGAAGATCAGCTTGGAAAAATGATAGTGTAAGAATGAAATTTTTCCAAGATTCCAATTTAAAGTATAATTTTATGCCAATAGAAAAAGCGATTGAAATATACAGTAATGAACCAGCTTTTAAATATGTTTACAATATAGTTGCAGGAACTAAAGGTAAAGATCAACTACCTAATTCCAAAGATACTTTATCTGCGGTCAAAGATATTACTTTTCATGATAAGCAGTTTAATATTGTTCAAGCATTAAATTCTGGTAAAATAGAAGGAGTAAGATTTGCTCCAGATATTGTTAAAAAAACCTACAATCCAATATCATATAATTATTTTGATCAGTTTAATCCAGACTTATATTTAAACAAACTGCCACAATTTAATAAATTTAATTTTGAAGGCGGAATTAATCAATATGATGTTAACACATCTTTTACTCAACCAGAAGTTAGTGATTTAAATAAAGTAAGTGATGCGAGTAATATAAAAAGAACAAGCATAGATCTAAGTCAAGCGATTGATATTGAAGTAGTAGGTAATTCTATCATAGATATAGGACAAGTAATTGAATTAGATATAAGTTCTCCAGAACCGGTATCAGAAAACAGAGATGGGAAAATTGATAAAAGATTTTCAGGTAAATATTATGTATATTCAAAAAGAGATGTTTTTAATGAAGACATCCAAAAAATAGGTTTAACTTTAGTTAAAGAATCACAGATAGGTTTTTAAAATGATTTATTCAGGCGAAATGGTATGGTTTATAGGAGTTGTAGAGGATAGGAAAGACCCTTTGCAAATAGGTAGAGCTAGAGTCAGATGTTTTGGTATTCATACAGAGGACAAAACTATTCTACCCACAGAAGATCTTCCTTGGGCGACAATGATGTTACCTTCTAATTCTGCAGGTTTTGGATCTATAGGTCAATCTGCAACAGGTATTGTTCAAGGTGCTTGGGTAGTTGGCTTTTTTACTGATGGTAAGAGTATGCAACAACCATTAATTATGGGTGTGTTGCCTTCTCAGCCATATGAAAACTCTGATAAAGGTTTTACTGACCCTGATGGTGTGCATCCTTACAGTACAATATATGATAATGATCAACCTTTTTCAGCAACTTTTAATTACAAAGAACATCCTTCTTATTTTACCAGAGCAGATATAAGAGTAGAAGATATTGAAACAGCAATACCTCCAAAAGTTACTACTGTAGCAGAAGACAAAGATGATTCTTATTACAATAGACAAACATGGTCTACACCAGATGTTATGGAAGGTAGTTCTACCAGTTACCCTTTTAACAAAGTTTTAGCTTCTGAATCAGGTCATACTATTGAAATAGACGATACACCTACTAATGAAAGACTTGCTCAGTTTCATACTTCAGGTACTAATTACGAAATAAATGCTAGCGGTAATAAAACAGAAACTATCGTAGGAGATAATTATCAACTTATACTTAAAGGTAACAATTTATATGTAAAAGGTAATATGAACATTACTGTAGATCAAGATGTAAGAATGTTAGTAAAAGGAAATTATCATTTAGAAGTCGAGGGTGATTACACTCAAAATATTAAAGGTTCAAAACATACTAAAATTAAAAATTCTGAATTTAAAGAAACAGGAAATGATTTTGTAAGTAACGTTACTGATGATTACACTCAACGTATAGGTGGTATGGAATTAAGAATTGTAGATTCAGATATGAGAACTACTATTACCGGTAATGAAGAAAGAACAATTAAAAAAGATTATGGAAGAGTTGTTATTGGTAACACAGATCTAATTACAATTGGAAATGAAAACAAAGCAGTTACTGGTACATTAGATATTAAATCGACTAAAGATCTAACTATTGAAACAGAATCTAATATGATAACAGATGTAGATAAAAATAAAACAGTTTCTGTAGGTACTAGTGGTTCTGGAAATGTAACAGAGAATGTTAATGGTAATCAAACTACAACAATTGTAGGTAATTTAGATGTAGATGCAGCGAGGATAGATTTAAATTAATGCCAGCAGTAACTAGAGTAGGTTTAGATAGTCATGTAGGTCATGCTTCACCTACACCAAATCCATTTCATCAGACAGCATATGCAGTTGGTTCTCCAAACGTATTTACTAATAATGCCAAGACTGTTAGAGTAGGAGATACAACTAGTTGTGGTGATCCTGCAACAGGGGGTAGTAGTACTGTTTATGTTAATAATATAAGCGTACATAGATTAGGTGACAGTACTGGTGGTCACGGTTCTTGGGTTCCAAATGCTTCGGCTTCTGGTTCTCCTAATGTGTTTGCTGGAGGTTAATTATGGCATGTACAATTAAAACACCAACCGTAGCAGAACAAAGAAATTTGTTTAAACAAATTAAAAATGATTCTCGTTTTAAAAAAGCAGAAGCAAAATTAAACGATATTCTTAGTAACGGTATTGGTGTCGATAAACTTATGGCAGAACAAAAAGCAAACGGTAAAAAGAATTTTATTACTAGAACAATAGTTGGATCAGGTGATAATGTTTTGCTACCTTTAGATTATGTTGAAGTAAAAGAAGTAAAAGTTATGTCACCAGGTTCTAATGTTTATAGTAGTAAAAATAAAGGAATTAATGATGGCTGGATTATTGGAGAAGATGAAGCTTCAAACCCTGTTGTATATGTCAAAAAAGCTGGTAAAAACTTTAGTTATAAAAAAATTAAAGTAACATACACTAAAGAAGATGATGCTGAAAGAAAAGATTTAAGAACATCAACAGCAGATTTAAAAAAAGCTGCTGCAGCTTTTAAAGGAATTCAAAGTGGAGATACATTAGCAGCGCAAAAATTATTGGATGAAAAAATAGCAGAATTTAAAGATAATTTTGAAGGTGTGTTTGATGGTACAACCTCTATTATAGATAAAATTAGAAAAGATTCTAATATACCACCTAAAGTAACAGATGCTGTAATTATTGTAGATAAAATAAAATATGAACCAATAAATGATAAAACAAATGCAGTGTCAAATATAATAACTCTCGACAAACCAACAAGTATTAAAAAAGTTTCTGCTAGAAAAGCAGGTACTGATTTCTTTTTTAATGTTGTACAATATAAATTTTTAAAAGATTCGGGTACAATAATTTGTGATAATTTATATGCTCAATATAAAGTTGAATATAAAGGAGAAGGAAGTGAGACTTCTCAAGCAGCTTTAGAAGGAGCTAGCACTAACAAATTTCCTTCAACTCAAAATGTTTTAGATGATGTTAATTCAGCTTTTGCAAGTGTAGGAGGTATAGTAGGAAACGTAGCTAAAGAAATTAATACTGCAGCATCACAATTTGGTAAAGATATTAACTCTTTATTAGGTGCTGCTCAATCTGGTGATTTGTTAAACACTGCATTAGCTAATGCAAATAATGAACCTGCGGTTTATACTGTAGAAACCACTGTAAGGGATGATACGGGTACAAACGCTATAGCTTTACCTGATCTAGCTGGCGGCGCTAACGGTGTAGTAGAAGTTTTGACTAAAAAAGAAGGAAATAATGTCTTTTCAAAAATGAATAAGAGTGATAACTTTGGATGGAGAGTTGAAGGAACAGATTTATATTTGTATGAAATAAGAGCAGCAGTAAAAGTAAAATATAAAAAAGAAATTGATCCACCTGTCACAACCGGTGTACCTCCTATTGATCTGACAGAAGACACTCCGTTAGATCCTTGTAAGCTACCTGCTATAGGTGTAAAAATTATTAAAGAAGAATTTAAAAATCCTACAACAGGTAAAATAGAAGAAAAAGTTATTAAAAATAAAGAAAACAAACCTCAACCTAAAAAAGAACCGGTAATTAGAGCTGAACCAGAAAATAACGTAGCTGAAAGTCCTACAATTGCTAACGCTCAAGCAACTGCTTCATCATCTGGTTTTGTAAAAGAACCAACAGAAACAGTTTTAACAGAATTTGATTCATTTAGAGATGCTTGGAAAAATAGATTAAACACGTTTTTGGATATAAAAGATGAAGAGTGGTTACCTAGTTGGAGAGAATTTAAAGCAGGACCTCAATATCCTTTGTCTACTCGTTTTCCTAAAGAACCACGAAGCAGGAGAGGTGTAAGACAAAGTATAATATACTACGAAGAAGGCTTTGGTTCACTAGAAGAAAGAGCAGCTATTGAAGAAATGATATACCAAATAGGTATTAAAAGAGCTTATAGCCGTTTTGGTTCAGATATGAAAACTTTAATAAGGGATTATGCTATTCCTTATGCCAGAGATCAATACTTAGGGGTTAGATCACCTGCAGCAGAATCTAGATATAAAGCTCAATTGTTTGTTCTCGAAGATACTAACTACAAAGTTCCTGTAAGAGTGTCAGGAAGTTTACCAGTAACAGACCGATATGATTTGCTACCTGATGGTGTGGGTATATGGAATAAAAAAGGTTTTAAAGATTCTACTCAATTTGCAAACAACACTGTTGATTTTTTAATAGAAAACATGAAAGTGTATGATAAAAAAATACTTTATAAAGACGGTGTTGTTGATAAACTAATATTTGGTGGACAAATTACTTAATAAATAATAAAAGGAGTTAGATTATGATTGCAACTATTTTATCAACAGCGCTAGGTTTTGGTACATCATTTGTCCCAAAACTACTCGATTTTGCACAAGATGCTAAAGACAAGAAACATGAACTAGCGGTCATGAGCCTTCAGATTGAAAGAGAAGAAAAATTACAATCTCAAAAAGCAGAAGCTATGTTACTTCAATCAGAAATTCAAAGAGAAACCGCTTTATTAGATCATGATGCTAAATCAGCTGAGCATGCATCAACATGGGTTAATAACATGCGTTCTTCAGTTAGACCTGTTATAACTTATCTCTTTTTTCTTTTATTTTTCTTTGTAGAAGGAGTAGCTGTTTATGTAGTCCTTCGAGACGGTGGTGATGTTGCAACAGTAGCAAGTACTTTATGGTCCGAAGAAACCCAATCAATTTTTGCTGCAATTATTGCTTTTTGGTTTGGTTCAAGAGCAATTAAAAAATAAATAATATAAAGGTTTAATTAAATGGCAATAGTTACTATAAGTAAGACTTATCCAGGTGATAGTGAAGCAACTACTATCTATTACAACACTTCTATAAATGTTAGTGGAGGATGTAAGTATTTTAAATGTGATGCAGAAGGAAATATTTTAGACAATGCTACAACTTACAACATGAGATCTAATTTTACTCCTAAAGGAAAAGCATTTCCTTTTACTAATGAATCTGAAGTTGAATCTTGGGTTAATAAACAAGAGGGAATTGAATAATGGCACTTATTTTTAACACGTTTAGAACCGGCTCACAAGCCGTTGTAGAGGATCCAAGACCCGGACAAGATTATATTTATTTAGATGGCTTTGCATACGATCATTTAACACTCTCTCCCATTTTTGGTAAAACTTTATTAAACACTACATCCTCAGTTAGAGCAGACTCTGTTACTGGATATAACACTACTACAGAAGGTTATGTTTATGATGAGCATATTGGTAGATACACTATGGATGGGATGGCACTATCTAAAGGTGTTGCTCAACCTCACCATGTACATCAAGCATATGGCTCTTACCAAGCTTTAAATAGTGAATGGAATACCGGTTTTAGTGAAACACCGGTTCATAGACATATGGACCCTATGTATAAGAACCAAGCTGTAAGAGGACCTGCTATTTACTATGAATCAAATAATGAACATATTGTTTCCTCTTCTGGTGGTTTTAACAGATACTATAATGTAAGATATTGGGCTGGCGGAGCTAGTAACAATATGCATGACAACCCTGTTGTTGCTGGTGCATCAAATTCAACATCTAATGCTGCACAAACTGGTGATGGTAGTTTTAGAACACCTTTTGCTTATACTACTAATTTTAGTAATGAATATCAACCTTTAGATCATGGATATTGGACTGTTGGAGGCACTGGTTACTATATAGGTGGTGGCAACAGATCGACTGCTCCTTCATCAAACGCAGCAAGAAGACCAGACGATACATGGGGTTATGAACCTATTTGGGTTGCTTCAGGTAATGACCCTTCTACTGCAGCTTTGTCAACTAATTTGACAGATCCTCAAGCTAGTTATAGATGGCAACACATTACATCTGACGCATGCGGTACAGGTAATAACTCTAACTTTTATATTTTTCTAAGAGGAAAAGCGCAAAATCATAAAGATCATATAATTAAAACATATGACCCTACTTCAAATTCTGTAACAACTATTGCATCTTTTAATACTCTTTCTGTAGAAAGGACAGATGATAGTGAATATCAACAAGGTGGTTATTCTGGAACCATGGAAATAAATCTTCCAGCTTCAAACTGGTTTAGAGATGATTCTAAAGCGGGAACAGGAGATTCAGAAGATGTTTGTTGGTATGTTCCTAACTTTGATGAAAACCATAATTTCTTCCCGTGGTTGTTTAAATGGGATATTAGCTCAGATACATTTACTAGAGATAGTGATGTAAGAATTGTACATAATAATAATGGTTATCATAAATCAGATACTTCAGGTTTGTTTAAATCTATTTACCAGGCATATACACACAACGGTGAATATTTTAACAACGCTTATTTTACACCATGTAAAGTTATTAAAAATTCTGGTAACAGATACCTTACTGTGTATAATGTTAGTGGTAAAAAAGGCGCAACAGACTATGATGCTGATTCTCTAGCACAAGCATATAAAAATATAGTTTCATATCAAATTTCAAGCGCAGATCCTAATACATTAACTTACCATAGTCATCTACAATTGCCTCAATGCCCTATTAACAATTTATATTTAGATGATTATAGAAAACTATGGGCAGTTATTTGTCACTCAAATACATATATTTTAAAATGGGATAATACTAACGGTTGGGTAAATATACACACAATTGCTGGTCAGGTTTGGTCTATAGGTAGAGATAAAAGAGACAGAATTTGGTACATTGTAGGTGATGGTAACGGTTACAGTAATGTATATATGTTACAAGAAACTATACCTGTTAATATTACTTTAACTTCAGCAGCAAATACTTATAATTATACCGGTTCAGATATTAACACAACCGTGACAGTATCTGCTACTAATTTTTACGGTAACAGAATTGCAGCAGATGTGTTATTAACAATAACCGGAAATTCTATGAATTTTGCTGGTAATACTACCACTACAGTTACTACTACAGCATCAGGTGCACAAGCTACAGCGGCTCTTACTATTACAGGTTCAGGATTTGCTTCAATTAAAGCATCTGTAGCTATTTAAGGAGAGTCGTATGACATCCCTTGATTTTGTTTTAACGGGTAGTAAAGATAGCGAATCTACGTATTCTTTAATGTCTAGTTTAGACATGTATATTAATAGTAAAGAAAAAGGTTTTTTTTACGCAGATGCTTATAGTTTACAACTATCTAACTTTAACTTAGCAGCTGATGGTACTAGTTTAAATGGTGGTTTTTATAAAACAGGCCCTGATTCTGAAATAGATTTTTACACAGGTAGGAATTCTAATTCATCTGGAATGACTGTTTACACTATCACTAGTACAGGTAATGAAACAGACGGTTTAGTAATAACATCTTCTGCGGGTTCATATCCCAATGGCTCTAACTATTACAATATGGAATATTTATTTAATGGTGTTGAAACCGGTGGGGTTAACACATACTGGTTAACTAGTAGTTCCGGGAATCAAACTTTAACTTTTGATTTTTCTAGCACTTCAATAAATGCTGTAAAGAAAATAAGAGTAGTACCATGGACAAGATCTGATGCTCGTTCTAATTACTGGTTAGAAAAATCAGCTGATAACACTACATGGGTCTCACTTAATGATAGTGATGGTACCGCTATAGGTACTTCAGGGTCTCCTATTGACACATCCTCTTATGTAGCTGGGGATAAAGTAATTCATTTTGTAGAGGGTACTGGAGGTGTATTATTATCTAATTACCCTTACATAAGATTTAATCTAACACAAGAAGGTAGCTATGGTGTAACTTTACATGAAATTGAAATGTTATCTGCTGAGGGTTCTGTTTTAGGGGTAACAAACACAGAAATAGTTACTTATAAAAATGTATATGATAGTGATTATGCGACAGGTATAAATGTAGAAGAAAACATGTTTATTACTGCTTCTGATGAATCTATTAGATATGAAGAAAATTTAATAACACCACCTGGCTCAGGAGGAGCTGCTAATCCAGAAAGTTGGAGTTAATGAAAGTAAGCGAAAAGTGCATTAAAATGATAAAACACCATGAAGGTTTTGTCAGAAAACCTTATCAAGACCCTATCGGTTTATGGACTGTTGGGGTGGGACATTTAATTGGTGATGGTAAATCTCTTTCAAAAGAATGGAAAGGAAAAGTGCTCACTGATGAAGAAGTCGATGAATTATTATTTGAAGATCTTGAGCGTTTTGAAGATGGTATTGAGAGACTCACGAAAGTCAATCTTTCGCAAGGTCAATTTGATGCTTTGGTGTCTTTTTCATTTAACGTGGGTCTTGGAAACTATCAATCGTCTACACTTAGAGCAAAACTTAACAGAAGAGACTATGAAGGCGCCGCAAATGAATTCTGGAAATGGAGAAAAGCTGGAGGAAAAATCCTCAAAGGTTTAGTTAAAAGAAGAGCCGACGAAAAAATTCTATTTTTATCTTAATATAAACTAAAATAATACCAAGCAACACCGTCATAAAATACAGGGTAAGGTGTTGTACCTCCAATAAAACCTGGATCCCAACTAACACCATCTGCCATGGCAAATGTACCTGGTCTTAACCCCATTCTACCTAAAGTATCTGAATCAGGTTCACTGACTAATGCAGGTAATGTAAACACATCAGAAAATTTTCTAGCAGTCATAATTTTAAATGTAGTATCAGATACAGGATCGTTATAGAATGTTTTATGTGTAATTTGGTTATGTAAAATTCTTTCGCCAACAGTATTATCAATAGTTAAATCGCTATCTTGTTCCCATGCAACCGTGTCAGGGTTATATTGATAAACAACTCCACCAACACTTGAAAGTGCACCGTCT